CAGAAGAAGAAGTTTTCCAAGGCTGCTAAAGACCCCAACTCCCCCCTCAACCTATCTCGTAAACGCTGGAAATGCTCCGGCACCAAGTCAAAGAGGACGTAGCAAATGTACGGAAGCGGAAAGTTTAAGCCATGTAAGGGCTGCAAGACACCAATGACATGCGGAAAGTTCGGCTGTCAAAAGGAGGCCAATAGCTAATGGGCCTTTATGACAACATCCGCAAGCGCAGAGAGAGCGGTAAGCCCATGCGCAAAAAGGGTGCCAAAGGCGCACCCACTGATGCTGCTTTTGCCAAAGCTAAACTTACAGCCAAGAAGCCAAAGCCTAAAGCAAAGCCAAAGGCTAAGAAGAGGACTACCTAAATGAACAAAGGTCAAATCAGGAGCCACTTTAAGGCTCTACTAAACCGCAGCGACTGTAGTGATGCTTTGGCCGATACCTTCATCGATCAGGCCCTCACTCGCATCCAGCGTGTACTGCGTATTCCAAGCATGGAGAAGCAGCAGTCATACTCAATTACATCTGGGGCACCACTGACACAGGTAGTCATACCATCGAACCTACTAGAGATCATTGACCTCCAGTATGATGGTGTGTCCCTTCTGAGACTACCTTTGCATGAGATGGCAGCAGCTCAGAAGACAGGTGCTACTGGCAGTCCACAATACTTCAGCCGGGAACGTGAGGTCATTAAGGTCTCGCCCAATCCAACCTCTGGCATCATCTACCTCAACTACTATGGAGAGTTCGATGCTCTTACGTCTGACGTTAGTACAAATGTAATAACTAACATTGCCTCTGACCTCCTGACCTACACGGCTCTCAGCTATGCCTCTGATTACTTCCTTGATGAGCGTGGTCCTCTGTTTGACACCAAGTCAGGCCAGTTCCTAGCAGAGCTACAAGACCAAGCGAACTCCGCTGAGACCTCTGGCATGGCCCAAGTCATGCGTCCCACTTCTACCTACACAGATTGAGGTAACTAATGGCATCATCATCATTCTACAGCGGCACTGGTGTAACCCCCGACAACACAGATGTTGATCCAGTTGCACCAAGTAACATAACTGCAATTGAAGACAGCACGAGTGCAGCACAGGCCTCTGCTGAAGCAGCGGCTGCATCTGCCGCACTCGCAGAGGCAAGTAAGAACTCAATCACAGGACTTACAGTTGCTACAGGCCCTGCTGGTTCTTCGGCATCATTCAACAGCAACCTTTCGTTACTCACAGTTCCAAGAGGCGACACAGGTGCAACTGGCCCACAGGGACCAGCTGGAGCTGACGGTGCTGATAGTACATTGGCGGGACCACAAGGCCCTCAAGGACCAGTTGGGCCTTCTGGAGCTGACAGCACTGTAGCTGGGCCACAAGGGCCTGCTGGGTCTGATGGAGCTGACAGTACAGTGGCGGGACCACAGGGACCACAGGGTCCAGCAGGCAACGATGGTGCCGATAGTACCGTTGCTGGACCGCAGGGTGCCACAGGACCGCAAGGCGCTACTGGTCCCCAAGGCCCCGCAGGTAGTGATGCGACTGTAACTACAGCCAACGTGACTTCAGCTGGTGCATTGATGGACAGTGAGGTCACTAACCTTGCCCAAGTTAAAGCCTTTGATAGCTCTGATTACGCCACAGCAGCCCAAGGCACTAAAGCTGACACAGCACACGGCTGGGGCAATCACGCAACTGCTGGATACGGTACAACAGACGAGGCGTTAGCTCTCGCAATCGCATTAGGATAGACAATGGCTAATACCTTTAAGAATTACACGAGTGCCTCAGTAGGCACATCACCCGTCACAACTTATACAGTCCCCGGTTCTACAACCTCAGTCCTGATCGGCTGTACTGTAGCAAACACAACGTCAAGCTCCATCGTAGTAGATGTGCAAGTGGCTGGTGTTTACTTAATCAAGGATGCCCCTATTCCTACAGGCTCTGCTTTGTCAGTCCTCGATGGCAAGGTGATCCTTGAGACCACAGACACGATTGTTGTCACATCTGACACAGCATCTTCAGCAGACGTTATTGCAAGTGTACTGGAGCAAACATAATGAGTGGATACATTGGTAAAGGTAAATCGGTTGTCAATGTAGCCAGCTACACAAAGGCTCAGGCTGATGCTGCATTCCTGACACCCACAGGTGATGGCTCACAGCTTACAGGTGTTTCTAGCAGTTTATCCACACTGACGGATGCTACAGTAGCCACCACAGACCCAGCTGTAGACACTAACCCGACATCTGGCACAGGTCATGTTTGGGTTAATAAGAATTCCGGTGAGATGTATGTACTAACTGATGCTACGTCTGATAACAACGTATGGACTAACGTGGGCGAGGGAACAGGTGCAATTCAACCTGTGCAAGAGCATCTTATCGTTAGTCAAGCCAATGAAAGCAATACTAACGTAGATATTACTGGAACGTACACAGTACCTGCTGGCCCCAACACTATTACTATTTTTGGGGTCGCTGGCGGGGGTTCTTCGGCCTATGGCGAAGACAATGACCACGGTTCTTCCGGTGGCGGCGGCGGTGCAGCAAACATATCGGGCTTTACTGCAAGCGTAACTTCTGGAGATGTAATCACCTATCAAATTGGTGCGGGTGGTAGCACTCCTACGGACACGGGTACTCTACCTGACTCAACAAGGTCGCTTTCTGGTGTTGCTGGTGGTGAGACTTGGGTGAAGAAAAACGGGTCTTACATTCTGCGTCTAGGCGGGGGTGCTGGTCCTTCGTCTGGAACTTCTCGGTCTGACCATTCAGCTTCAGCCTCGGGCGGAACTGTAATCACAGGAACAGGAGTTGCTGGAGGTGCAGGTGGCAGAGGTGCTATTAGAAACTCAAACGACGCCGACGATGCTTCAAACGTAACCAATGCTCCAACTGGCGGCGGCGGCGGTGGGGCGCACGTTAGTCAAAAATCAGGTGGTGACGGCGGGGCAATTACTGTCAATGTATCGTCTGCAACTGTTGGTTCTAACACAATTTCTTTTGCTGGCTCTAGTCTTGGGACTAAAGGTAGCACTGCATCCACCACCAATGCTCGACCTTCTACAAACATATTCCACGCCGTTGGGGGTTACAATACTGCCGCAGATAGCAACGCTGGTGGAGGTGGTGGCGGTGGCTCAGGAATAAAGCCAACAGTCAATAGCTCTGCTTACACCCTGTTTTACGGCGGTGGCGGTGGCGGAAACAGAGGAAACACTAGCTCTCAAACAACCGAAACCGTTGACGGAACAGCTAGAAATAGTGGCTCAGGCGGCGGCGGATTTTTAATTGCAATCGTTACTGCTGAATAGGAGGGCAATTAATGACTAAATCAAGAATAGTGGCTGACCTTGGTGGCGGCATCGACCAAGCTGATCTACCCGCAGAAGGTGTGAACGAGAGCAAGCTGCAAGTCAGCAATGCTCCGACTAATGGCTATGCCCTCACAGCGCAATCAGGTAACACTGGCGGATTGACTTGGGCTGAGATGGCTGCGGGTGGGACTACCCTGATTAGCACAACAACTGTTACCTCTAACGTAGGGTCTGTAGCTATTGCTTTGCCTACAGGATACGGTGCGTTCGAGCTTTTCTTAGAGGGAGTGGCACCGAGTTCAACTGGTGTAGCTTCAACATTAAGTGTTAGACTTAGCTCAGATAACGGCTCCAGTTATTATCAATCTTCTGGTAGTTATAATGCAAATGGCTCCAATGCCGCACAGATTCCTATTACAGCGGCAAATGATTTTAACAATGAAGTTTACATAGCTTTGACTATACAAGGAGCCAAAAACTCTGGCGTTAGAACTACAGTTTTCTCTGAACAACTTTTAATGACCACGACTGGTGAGTTTCGCAGCGCTGCTGTGATCGGTGGAGGGTACAATGGTGACACCGTTATGACAAACATTCTAATCTTCCCTCTTGGCGGAGGTTTAGACATATCAGGTGGAACATTTAGATTATACGGAAGGGCAGTATGATGAGCAAGAAACTCGTAGATGGTGTTCTAACCGATATGACAGAGCAAGAAATTGCTCAACGTGATTCTGATAACGCAGCATATGCCGCAGACCTTGCCGCTAATGGATACAAATCTGATCGTGCCGCAGCCTATCCTAGCATCGAAGACCAGCTTGATGACATTTACCACAACGGCATTGACGCTTGGAAAGCTAATATCTTAGCGGTGAAACAAGCTCACCCCAAACCGGAGGCAGTGTAATGTCAGGTTACATAGGCACACAGCCCGTCCCACAGGCTACACAAACCCGTGATGCTTTCACAGCAACAGCAGGTCAGACTTCTTTCACTACGTCAGGGTACACGCCCAATTTCCTTGATGTCTTTTTGAATGGCGTGAAGCTGGCGGCAGCAGACTACACAGCATCTAACTCAGTAGATGTCGTGCTGACTGTAGGGGCTGCACTCAACGACATTCTTGAGGTCGTGGCATACACCACGTTCAAGGCGGCGCAAGCATTTAATCAGGCCGATGGTGGCTCCGCTGCATCTGTTTACACAGCAGCACAATCTATTAATGGAGGTACGGCCAGTGGCTGATCTAATTCAAATCCGCCGTGACACGGCAGCTAACTGGACATCCAGTAATCCCTACACTTGCTCAAGGTGAGTTAGGGTTAGAGACAGATACAAGTCAGCTTAAAGCTGGCGATGGGTCAACCGCATGGTCGAGCTTGGGTTACTACGACCTTGGTGGTCTTACCGATCCCAGCCTACACAGGCACACCCGTAGAGGACATCTATGTAATCTCTGGCACATCCTATGCTTTAGAGCCAAGCAACGGCTCCATCCAGACGCATACTCTGACAGGTGCCACGACGTACACAGACGCCTTTTCCGCTGGTCAGGCTATCACCCTGATGATTGACGATGGCTCTGCCGCAACGATCACATGGCCCACTATGACTTGGGTCAACAATGCTGGTGTTGCACCTACGTTGGCTACGTCAGGCTACACAGTCATCACAGTCTGGAAAGTTGGAAGCACACTTTACGGTGCATTGGTAGGGGATGGAACCTAATGCTTAGTCAAAGAAGTCTAGGTGCTGCGGGTAAAAAGGACATACCTGTTGACGATGAGTTTAACCGTGTCTCGTTTCTGTCTCACTTCGACGGCAGCAACAACGGCACAAATAACGTGTTCGATGATAGCTCATCCAGCAACCACACCATCACAGCTAATGGCGATGTAACCCAAGGCAGCTTCGGCCCCTTTGCTCGGCCTGATGGTGAGTGGTCTGTGGCGTTTGATGGTTCAAGCGACAGCTTAACATTTACAAATGATTCTGGTATGTCTCTCGATGGTGATTACACTTTTGAGTTGTGGTTTAATGCGTCATCCATAGTGCTAGATACTCAACATCCAAACATAATAATAATTGGCACTACACAATTATTCGTCAACTCAACCTCTAAGTTTGTAAGTCTTTATGACAGTGGGGCCGACATAGTTAAAAGTGCAAATGATGCTATTGAAGAAAATGAGTGGTATCATGTTGCTGCGGTTAGGTCTGGTGCTGGAACCAATAACACAAGTTTATATTTGAATGGAACTAGAGTGGCGCAAGCTACTAACACGGCAACATTGGGTGCGTCATCTGGTACTGGTAGGATAGGAAGCTACAGCGGCACTGGCGGCGACTTTAACGGACACATTAGTAATATAAGATTAGTCAAAGGCACGGCATTGTATTCTGGTGCAAGCATTACAGTTCCCACATCACCCTTAACAGCAGTCACCAACACCAAACTTCTAACATGCCAGAGCAATCGCTTTGTTGACAACTCTTCGTCAGCCCACACGATCACACCTTCGGGCGATACAGCAGTCTCAGCGTTTGGCCCATTCCTAACCTCTGAGGTTTATGACGCCGGGGTAAATGGTGCGAGTTCTTACTTTGATGGAAGTGATGGTCTCAGTTCTTCTGCGAGCACTGACTATGAGTTTGGGACTGGAGATGTAACCGTTGAGTATTGGGCTTACCCCACTGCGTCTGGTGCCATTCAAAACATTTTGGACAACCGAGCGGAGGCATCTGGTTGGAAACTAGGTCGAAATGCTTCTAATCAATTCCAAGTGTATAACGAAGTTACCTCTTCATACTTATTTGAAAGCGGTACGTTTCCAGAAAATGCGTGGTCACACTTTTGTTGGACACGGGCAAGCGGCGTAAACAAGTTCTTTATCAATGGAGTTCAAAGCGGCAGCAACGTCAGTGACAGCAGTAACTTTAACAGCAACAGCTTAAATATTGGTGTCCAGCATGGCGGAACCACTCAATATTTTACAGGCTACATCACTTGTTGTAGAGTTATAAAAGGAACGGCGGTTGAGCCTTCTGGTGTCCCAACATCTCCTCCAACAGCAGTAACAAACACCAAGCTGCTGCTAAACATGGCAGACGGTCAGGCGATTGACAGCGCAGCGCAGAACAATCTGACGTTGGTTGGCGATGCCAAGATCAGCAATGCGCAGAGTAAGTTTGGCGGTACGTCTTTGTACTTTGATGGCACGGGTGACGAGGCAACGTATTCTTCTACAGGTTTTGGAACAGGCGATTTCACTATGGAGGCTTGGGTCTACCCTCAAACCCAACCACAAAGATTTCCAGCCGTTTACTTTGTTACTAATGGCTCTTCTGATAGGGTTGCCGTAGCGTTTGACCACGATAGCCAACCAAACAAATTTAGGTGTAATGTTGCGGGTACTGTACTATCCCCGTCTGGAACAAATGCTGTCGATCAGTGGTATCATACTGCTGTAGTTCGGTATCAGGGAGTTATTACATTCTATCTCAATGGAACTTCTGTGGGCAGTACAGCTTACACTCACAACGTAGGGCCAGAAACATCTTTCTTAGGTGGGAATAGCCCAAGGTCTTCAGAGGTTTACTTTAAAGGCTTTCTCGATGACTTCCGTGTAAGCAAAACAGCCCGTTACACCGCAAACTTCACACCGCCAACCGAACCATTCGCAGATAAAGGACAGTAAAGATGAAGATCGCAAGACTAGATGGATCAACGGTTGGTGAGATAGCTGACCACAAGACACTCTTTCCAAACGTGTCGTTCCCCTCCAGTGGCCCAGATGCTACATGGCTGGCAGCTAATTCATGTGCAGAGGTCGTAAAGTTTTTGGCTTTCGATAGTGCAACGCAGAAAAGTGAGGGTGTCGATCCCTACTTGGACGATGGCAAGGTTTACACTCGCCGGGTGGTTGACCTATCGGATGCTGACGTTGCCTCACGCACAGCAGCTTTGGAAGCAAGCAACCGTAAACATCGTGACCGTCTCTTAGCCGAGACAGATTACTTGGCTCTGTCAGATGGAACCATGTCAGACGCCATGACAACCTATCGTCAGGCTCTTCGGGATATTACAGATCACGACAACTGGCCTAACCTTGTTTATCCTGACATAGACGGCAGCGGCGGCGATTGGCCGACTAAGCCCTAATGGCAAACCAAGAAGGTTGGCACATATCCCGAAGTGTCCCCGCAACATTACTCTTAGGCCTAATAACTCAAGCAGCCGCAATCATCTGGACAGTCAGCATGATGATGGCAGACATCCAAAGCAACACCGAGAAGCTCATGAACTTCAGTGAGCGTGTGAACAAAGTCGAAGTGATGGTACAGTCTCAAGCTGTCTCCATGGCTCGCATAGACACCAACATCGAACATATCCGAGGCGCTGTCGAAAAGATGGCTGCTGACTAAAGAAAGAGGCGGCTATGGAAAAGCAAATAATACCCGGCCTCATGGCCGTGGTTCTAGGCTTGGCTGGGTGGAACTTAAAACAGACCCATGACCTGTCAATCGCAGTGGCAAACGTCCAAGTCCAACAGACTGACCGCGAAGTCCTACAAGACATGCGCATGAGCATCCAAAGATTGGAGCTTTTGCTGCTTGAGGACGCAATGCGAAACTAAGGAATAACAACATGACAATCGCAATGGAGCGGGTGTTGGCTTGGAAGCTAATGCCCCGTCTAATGATGGCTGTGATGACCCTAATGTATGTGCAAGTGCTGCACTGGTTCATGGGTCTATCTCCAGATGCCATGACATCCCAAGCAACTGCACTGACAGCAACCGTAACTGGCGCAATGACTGGTGCCTTTGCCGTATGGTTAGGACATGAGAAATGATCAGCATACTCACAAGTGCCGTAGGGCTGGCGACTAGCTACCTAGACGGTAAGGCCAAGATCAAAACAGCTGAAGCTGAGACAAAGATGAAGCTGGCGACCGGAGAGATCAGCTGGGAGCAAGCTGCCATTGAAGCATCAAACAACAGTTATAAAGATGAGCTTTGGACTGTGGTCTTTGTGCTTATCCTCGCTGCTAATTTTGTACCTAGCTTACAAGACACCATGGCATCAGGATTTGCTAATCTTCAGAACTGTCCCGCGTGGGTTCAAGCAGGAATGTACGCCTCCATAGCAGCTTCATTCGGCATTAGAACACTTAAAGGATTTAAGCGATGAGTGAAGCAATGAAGACCCTCCAAGAGAAGGTTGGTGTTGATGCAGATGGCTCCTTTGGTCCCAACACAGCAAGGGCTATAGCCAAGCACTACGAACTATCTGCCCTAGAAGCAGCGCACCTACTTGGTCAGTCTCACCACGAGTCTGGTGGATTTAAGAAGACCACGGAGTCCCTCTATTACAGCACCCCAGAGCGCATCCAAGCTGTGTGGCCTACACGCTTTGACACTGTAGAAGACGCAGAGCCCTACGCTAAGAACCCAAAGGCATTAGCCGACAAGGTGTATGGTGGCCGCATGGGCAACCTTGGCGAAGGCTACCTATGGCGGGGCAGGGGCTATCTCCAGCTGACTGGTCGTGACAATTACAGACTGTTTGCCTCAGACATGCGCCTCCCAGATGTAATGGATGACCCCGACCTCTGTGCAAACGAGTACGCATTCGAGACAGCCCTTTGGTACTTCAAGACTAACTTCCTGTTCCGCATTGCTGCCAAAGGAGTAAGTGAGGAGGTTGTCCGTAAGATTACAAGACGGGTCAATGGTGGATACCATGGCCTAGAGGACCGAATGAACCAGACAACCAAGATACACGGCTGGTTATCCTAAAGTCAAAAAACACTGATCGATAGAATACTGGCAGGCCAACTCCTGTCAGCTTGAAGAAAGGAAGGTGATCCCATGGTTAATGGAATAGCACTCCCAATCAGCGATCTAATAATAGTTGGATTGTTGTTCGCCATAATGCTCCGTCAGAAGTAACGGCGAACTAACTTAGCACTGGTCAGGACCACACTTTAGTCCCGATCAGTGTTTTTTGGATGACCCTTGTAATCGGCAGCTCAAATCCTTATGTTGACATTGGTTACTCCGGTAACAACGGCACGGTGGAGTAGGAACTGCTAGACGGAGCCGCCCCCGTGCCACCACTTCACAGTAGTTTATCCCAGTCGATGTTGTTATCCATGTCATCTATGACTGGCACACTGTAATCCCAAGCCTTAATGACTGGGTGGTCACACCAGCGCCTCTGTACCCTCTGCAACCACACCCAGTGGATGCCGTACTTGATGGGATACCAAGCAAACCAACTGTGCCATCTGTCCTTGTCTGTCTTAATCCTTGGGTAAATCATTACTGCCTCCTATTTTTACGGAGTGAGCCCCTTCCGGCGCATCAATCGAAGCTATTAGGTCTACAAGTTGGTAGTGGGAGATGATGAGCAATTGGTACTCATTGAACTCTTCGGCAAACTGTCTGATATACACAGTCCCGTCTTCCTCCAGAAACATCTCTACATCTTCGTGCTTGCCACTCTGGTCAACTGTTACTACCTTTGTGTGGTCTTGCTCGAACTCTACAGTGAACATGCTGTTCTCCTGTCATTGGTTAGTAAAAGAGGCCCCGAAGGGCCCCTCTAGTTTACTCACAGGTACGGAGGCCAGTGGCTGGATCGTGGTAGCAAGCGCCCCCCTCTTTCTCGTCCACGAAAGCATCTACTTCTACCACAGTCTCTATGGCCGCATCTTCGCTTGTAGAGGCATTGAGAATGCCAAAGCGCTTACCACTGGCCCTAAACGTGGTGCATCCAGAGGAGCCCCCGTCATAGGCTTGCATGTAGACATCCTTGAACTGTTCCCAAGTGACATCATCCCCGACATTACAGGTCTTACTGCAAGCGCTATCGACATACTTGGAGGCAAGGTTGAGTACACGAACATGGTCAAACACCGATAGTGCATCTGCTGCCATACCTTTGACACCAAACTCACGGACACCATAGTCTTCTACCCGCTCTACCCGTGGACCATCGAAGGTCTGGATGGTGCGGTCATAGTAGTGACTGAAGACTGGTTCGATGCCAGAGGACACATTGTCTGCTGAAAGACTGATTGTGCCTGTTGGTGCTACACTGAGTAGGTGGCTGTTGCGGATGCCATACTCACCAATGTCATTGCGTATGTCGCCGGGCAACGTCTGAGCAAAGTCACTGTCAAGTAGCTTGTGGCTATACAGTGGAAATGGCCCCTTCTCTTTAGCCAGATCGATAGACGCACGGTAGCAACCGTCACGAATGGTACGCATGATCTCTTCCATCATGTCCATGAAGTCAGGTGAGCCATACGGGAAACCCAGCGCCTCAATGGCATTAGCAAGTCCAGTGACACCCAGCCCCATGCGGCGCTTGTCTTTGGCTTCTTTCTCCTGTGCTGGAAGAGGGTAGACTGCACGGTCCACCACGTTATCCATGGCACGGACTACATGCGGGATGTCAGCCTTGAGCTTCTCAAAGTCGAAGGTTGCCCTATCGCCACTTTGGATGCCGTTGTGCTTGACGTACTTCACGAGGTTGAAGCTACCAAGGAGACACGCGCCATTGGGTGGCAGCGGCTGTTCACCACACGGGTTGGTGGCTGCAATAGTCTCACAGTAGTGCAGGTTGTTCTTCTTGTTTATACGGTCGATGAAGAGGATGCCGGGTTCTGCCCAGTCCCAAGTGGAGCGCAAGATGTCATCCCACAGAGCGCTGGCACTCACAGTACGGTAGACCTGACCCTCGAACACCAAGTCAAAGTCTGCGTCATCCTTGACTGCCTGCATGAACTCATCGGTAACACCAACGCTCATGTTGAACTGTGTAAGCTCAGTGCTGTTGTTCTTGGCACGGATGAATGTCTCTATGTCGGGGTGGTCCACACGCAGCACGGCCATCTGTGCGCCTCTACGGTGGCCTGCTGAAGCAATAGTCTTACATACAGCATCGAAGATACCCATGAAGCTCATAGGGCCAGAGCTTTTACTGTCGAGGGAGCGGATGAGGGAGCCATGTGGACGCAGGGTGCTGAAGTCATACCCAATGCCACCACCTAGCTGCATGGTCTTCGCTGCGTTTGCTGCTGCTTCCATGATGCCGTGCATACTGTCTTCGATAGTCATGGAAACAAAGCAGTTGTAGGGTGTCACTCGCCGGGGAGCACCCATAGCGCTCTGGACACGTCCAGCTGGTAGGAAGCGCATGTTGTAGAGGATGCCACGGAAGGCCTCGAAGTGCTCCTCTCCGTCTTTAAGTGCATCAGCTACACGGGTCATTGCCTCTTTGAAGGTCTCGCCTACTGAGCGGTACTTCATCTTGTGTATCTCTTCACTGATACCAATGGTTGGCCCATAGATAGCTGTGCTATTCATCATATTCATAGTTCGTTTCCCTCAAGTTGATTTATACGCATCTCGCAGTAGCGGATGGCTTTCTTTAGATCGGTGATTTCTGATTGTTCTGCGGTCTGATTAGGGTAGGCTTTTGACCCAGCTCTGACTGCATATTTTACTATGTTGCCTATGTGGAAAGGCAGCTTATTAGTCATAATGAATGTGATTGGTTCAATGACGTACTGTGTGTAATGCGAAGGCTTCACAACAATGTCTTCATGCTCCATCGGCTAACATCCTCCCGATCACTTCACGGTTAGATACGATGTATATCTTTGAGCCAGCAGCTCCTCCGTTGTGCTCTGAGACTTCGGTGATTGCCCCAGCAGCGACTAGCTTCCTAGCCATGTGATAGACACAGTTGTGACTGTTGTTCATGAGAAGAGTTTTAAGATCAAACTCACGCCCATAGGTGTAGTCGTAAAACCACCGAAGCATAGCGCGTCTGGCAGACTTTCTTAGTGGCTTCTTAGTTGTAGCCCAGTCACCAGTTCTTTTGTCTGCCAGTGACAGGTACGAGCGGTCTATTTGGCTCTCATGGCGAAGCATGGCTTGCCCAAGCATGAACTCTTGCTCATCGTTAAGTTTGCATTTGAATGCGACACTCATATTCATCGTGTTGGCTCCCATAGTTTTACTGCCCCTGCATCGTCATCCCAGTCCGTGTGGCGTAGGATTCGAGCAAGCCGCGCTTGGGTCAGCGCGTAGTCGGCATCTAGTTTCTGCTTTTGATAGGCGGCGACCACAGCATTCCATGTCGGGTGTGTGCCCAGCGCCTTTGCTGCTGTCTTTGGACCCATGGTAGGACACCCGGCATATCCATCAGTCGGATCGCCAGTCAGGGTTTGTGTGAGGAAGTAACTGTCAGCCTCAGTTTGACTGATAGTCATCCTCTCGTTGCTCTGCGGCCTGTAGAGTTTACCGGGGATCGACTTCATGTCCTTATCGTCGGACACGATGATGGCCTTAGTGCCGGGGATTGACCCCATGATGCCCATGACATCATCAGCCTCTAGCTCATCGACTAACACATAGTCCCATGTCTCTTTGACCCACTCGACCATAGCTGAGTAGCCCACAGGCTTGCGTGTCTTCTTACGAGCTGCCTTGTAGGTTGGCTCTACTCCCCGGCGGAAGTTCTTGGAGCCTGAGAGTGTGATGACTACATCGTTTGCATTCAGTGCCTGCTTGAACCCATCGATCATGGAGTTAAACACACGCTTGGCTGCTGACAGGTCAGTCGAGAGTGACCAGATGTCATCACCCCAGTCTGTCTCTTCTTCTACGCTTGTTGCAGCTCTGAAGAGGTAAAGGTCTCCATCAATTAGCAGGGTGGGTTGGCTGTAAGACTTCTTTAAGGACATCATCGATGTCTCCTTTGACTTCCATACCGACCTCTGTGATGCACCATCGGCGTCCCCAGCTGTCAGTATCTACTTTTGTTGTGATGAAGCCCTCAGAGGCCGCTATGGCTATGTGCAATGCCCCGTCACGAGCGAAGTCAGACTTCACGGTGAAAGGGTTGCGCCATGCGCGGTCTAGGACAATGTAGAGAGACACAAGGTTCTCTATGTACTCATCGACTTCAGTGGGTCTCAAACCAAGTTCTTCCCACGGAATGCTCTGCGGCAATGGGGATTTTAAGGTTGAGAGTGCGGCCTGCTTCTTCCGCCATTCGTCTAGCGATATTACCGACATCTTCTGCTATTGCCTCGTTCTTACAGGCGACTTGGATTTCGTCGTGTATCCAGCCCACTATGTAGGCATCGTCGCCATGCTGTTTCTTGATTTCGTCATAGGTGAGAAGAACCCACCACTTACTGACTAGGCTCCCACAGCTTTGTAGTAGCTGAGAGAGACACCTGTGCTCCGACCTGATCTTGAGCTTTCGCCCATCACAGGTCTTGATGTAACCACGAGCATAGGCTGCTTTGAGGTTCTTCTTCAGTGTGGCAAACGCTGGTACAGCCTTGTCGTAGGCATCTTTGAGTTGCTTGCCACGGGCTCTGCCGCCACCAGCTATCTCTCCGATCAGTTGATCACCTCCACCATACAACGTTGAATAGACCCACTTTTTCGCTTGGTCTCGCGTAGCAAGACCTGCTGCCTGTTGATTGTATGTGTGGATGTCACCTTCGAGTATCTGCTTGGCATACTCACCACCATCATAAGGCGCTAGGTATGACGCAAGTGCCCTCAGCTCAATGCCACTAAGGTCAGCACCACAGAGCACCCAGCCCTCTGGCACACCAAAGAGACTACGGCACTGTTCGCCATAAGGAGACCGTGCGCTGGGCACCTGACCCAGATTGGGCGAGGAGTGCGCCGCTCTGGTACTGGTAGTGGCCAGAGGATCAATGCGATGCCTAATGCGGCCATCTGCATCCACCTTCTTGAGCCATGCACCATTGCCTTCTGCCAACATGCCTATCCTCTTTTGGATCAGCTTGAAGTCAGCAAGACGCTTGGCCTCTGGGTACGGTAGTTTGACCAGCACATTCTCATCGATCTTAGCTTGGCCATTGGGAGTAAACTCCTTTGGCTTCCACTTGTACTTATCGACTAGACAGCGCTGGATGTGAGGGCTGCTGTTAGGGTTGAAGTAGACAGTCTTCTTTTTGACGAACACCTCGCCAGCCTTATAGCCCAATGTCTTGTTGTCCCTCTTTGGCAAGAAGTCTTCTGTGACCTCCCACGCTGGGAACAAGTCCTTGAGGTCTTCCTCGATGACATGGCGCTTCTGTGCCAGCTCTGCGTAAAGTTCACCCGCTGCCTTCTGGTCAAAGGTCCACCCGTTCTGACCGATCTCATGGCAGATAGAAGCCATGCGGTGTTCGAGGTAGACTGCTTGCTCTGAAGGCTCAGTCTTCATCAGGCTCTTGTAGAGCGCTGCTGTTACCTGAGTGTCTTGGATGCAATAGGTGAGCATCTCTTCACTGAAGGCATCCCAGCCGCCCTCATAGTCATCCTTGAAGTCGCCTAGACGCATACCCCAAGCCTTGAGACTGTGGCGTCCCCAGAACTTCTTTGGGAACTTCTCAGCGCTCCAGTTGCGCTCTGCATCATCGTTGAAGAGTTCGTGGTGTATCATCTTGCTAAGGATCAGGGTGTCTGTGATTTTACCTTTGATCTCGAAGTCTGGGTACACGATCTGTAGGGCAGGGTAGTCGTATAACACAAAGTTGTGGCCTATGACTTCATCAGCTGTCGATAAGAGGTTGAGGCCTTCTTGTATCTCGTGCGGCCCAAAGGCTCTGACTTCATCAGTGTCTGGGCACCGAAGTACAATGCACCAGACCTTGCTTATGGTGTCCAACAGACCATTGGACTCTATGTCTGCTATCCACCTCATCGGTCATCACCCGATCCACCGATCTTCCCACGAGCCTTGCGGTCAGACAGCTTCTCTAGGTTCATGTGAGCGACCTCGTTCAGTGAGAGACCAAGGTCACGGGCAAGGGCCGCAATGTACCAAAGCACATCCCCTAACTCACTTCCTATGTCAGCTCTCTGCTTGTCTGTGAGGTTGTCAGTGCCATCGAACTTTAGACCCTCGTCACGGATTAGCTTCTTGATCTTGCCGCCTACCTCGCCTGCCTCATTGGCTAGGCCCAGCGCTGGGTAGATCACACGCCACTTATAGATAGCTGTGGATGCTGTTTCCGCTTGGTACTCATTCATGCTGAGTGCTGCTTTAAATTCTGTGCTGACCATGTTTAAACCCTCACCTTCCAAATTGTTTGTGCCCAGCCTGTAGAGGCTCTCCGTTTACCTGCTGCCTGCACGAGACCCCTCCTTACGAGGCGGGGGATGTACTGCATGGCAGAGTGCCCTCTTTGGAAACTCATGCGCTCCACTAGCTCATCTCTGGTGAGGCCAGTGTGCTTGGCCCCTAGTAAGATTGCGTAGACTTGTAGTTCTAGGTGGGTGAGGTCTGAGAGCCTGCACGGCTCTAGCTCTACTGTGTCAAATTTGAATGACGTTTGTTCAGCCATGGCTGTTGTTCCTTTGTATTCAGTTGTCATTGGGAAAGGCTGTCAAAAACCCAACTAGCAAAAACTTTAGTGCGGGTTGGGATTTAGCTTCTGCCGTTAGAAGGGCACATCATCGTAGACTGTGCGAAGTCTTCCGCTCTCGCGGTTGTACTGGAGCTGATCTGCTGGACCGACTTCTCCCGTGTGACGGTTTTTCAACACGACCAGATTACGCCGGCCACTTGTAGGCTCATCAGCGTCCACTTCCATGGCGACACACGCATCAGCAAGCTGTGCCAAGGCATGTGATCCACGCAGCTGAGACAGTGAGACCTTAGCGCCACCCTCGTGACCTAAGTCTCCGCCGGGACGCCGTAGGTGAGACACCAGCACTAGAGCCAAGTCTAGCTCAGAGCATAAGACACGAAGGGTGTGCATGATGTGGTCTACCATGACCCTCTCGTTTGAGCCTACGTCACCCGCTCCCCCACTAATGAGGATCGATATGTGATCTAAAAACACAACGTCACACTTGAGGCCGTGCTTCATGTAGCGAATGCGGTTGCAGATTACGTCCAGCTCTGTTGAGCCAAAGTGATCAAATAGATAGATTGGGCCTTTGGCCATCAGACTGTCGAAGCCAGCTTTTATCTCATCGGCTGTAGCTGCATCAGCATCAACTGTGATGTTCTTTTCGATGTGGATACCAGCTAGTCCTTGAGCACTCCGTTTGACGCTCTCTTCGAGCATCAGCATACCCACAGTGAAGCCACTCATGTGGATGTGGTAGGCCATCTCTCTGATCAAAGTGCTCTTGCCCACACCAGAGCCAGCACAGAGCGTCACAACGCCTGTACGGATGCCCTTAAGCATCTCATTGAGCCTTGGGTATGGGTACTGTACGGGGCTCTCTGCGTCTGCCACAGCCACCACCTCACGCAGGTCGCCCATGCTGACGATGCCATCAGGTCTGAAGTCTGCTGCTTGGTGTATGGCACTAATGATTGCTGCCGCATTGCCAGCCACCAGACACTCGTTTGCGTCCTTCATTGGCAACACAGCAATCTTGGTCTTACCAATAGGCAGTACCTCAGCACACGCTTGGGCTGCTGCTTGACCAGCTTCGTCTTGATCGAACATTAGCACGATCTCAGAGAAATTGTTGAGGTAGTCTATATGCTGCAACAGATGCTTCTTGGCACTCTGAGCCCCGTGGGGCACGGAGACTGTGGCGAACTTATGGTTCTGTATCTGACTGACGCTCATTGCGTCCAGTTCGCCCTCACAGATGACGATCTTCTTACCACTAGACCACAGGTGCATCCCAAAGAGGCCCATGCGGTCACTGTTGCCAACTACAGAGAACTGTTTGTCTCTGGTGCGTACCTTCTGTGCTACAGCTCTCCCTTGCAGGTCTCTGTAGGTCGCAAGTTGCACCAGTTTGCCCCTGTGCTCACCGATCATGTAGCCAAACTTGCGGCACGTTTGTTCTGTGAGCTTACGACTGCGCAGCTCTTGGTATTCACCTTCGAGCAAGTGTGTCACAGCGCTGGGCTTGACTGGTGCATCCACCACCTCGCCATCACCCGCCGTATAAGTGGAGCAAGAGAAACACCAAGTTGAGTTGTCACTGTAGAGTGCTGAGGCATCACTGCTGCCACAGGCATCACAGGGTTGGTGTTGGATGAACTTATTGCCATCACGGTCATCGGTGTTCATTAGTCGTTCCTTTGTGTCTAAAGAAAAAGGGCCATCCGAAGACAGCCCTTTGCTCTCGCTTATTGGCGACACTCGTCTAGCCAGTCTTGAGGCATAGTCTTGTGCGCCCATCGAAACCCATGCTTCTCGCAGTAATCCGCGTAACGAGTGGGACTGCCCTTGTAGAGCCTCGCTTGCGCATTGCTGAAGAGGAAGCGGATGTCGATTTCTGGGGACTGCTTTTTGATAAGCACATGCTTGGCACGGTCAGCAGTTGCCCATATTCCTTTGGTCTCTAAGTACCAAAAGCCACCGGGCTTAGAGAGCTTGAAGTCTGGGGTGTACTTGGCGACACGGGCAGGTATCTCATAGGTGATCTTGTCCACCTCATACTTAAACTCAATGCCCTCATCCGTCAAAAGCTGAGAGATAGTTTCTTCCAGCCCTGAGCGGTAGCCTGCCTTAATGCCACGGAACCTTGCGCGGTTAAAAGTCACCGTTGACTACAGCTTGAGTGCTTGGTGTGGGTTCCTCGAAGTGGTCAACAGTGAAGCTGCCGCCATCTACGGCCTCAAAGCCGCCATCGTCGCCACCAAAGCCATTGACCACATCGATCACTTGTACCTTGTCCAGCATAAGGCTTACGCCCTTGGAGCCGCTAACAGTGTAACAGTTGAACACACCACCCATCTTGACTGTCGAGCCGCCACCGATCTTTGGCAGGGCTGTTGGCACAATGACTTGACCTTGTGCGTCATAGAACTTGGGTTGGTACTTGGATTGCGCTTTGATTGACACCTGACCAGTCTCTTCGTCTTTGTTGACTGGCATACGAAATTTGGCAGTAGCACCAAAAGCCTCAGCTGCTGCTGCTTTGATCTGTGCAATCAGTGGTGCGGCTTCGTCTTCAGACATCAGTATCTCAGTTTTATACTTTGGATTGTCCGTGTCGAAGGCTGTGTCTGGGCTGTTGAGGTGGGGGTATTTTGCATTGCCTGCGGGTGTCGTGAATTTGTATACTTTTGCCATCTTGTTGCGTTCCTTTGAACTTACAGAAAAAGGGGCCAGCCGAAGCCAGCCCCAGTTGTTGAGGTAAAGGAGAAACCACAGCTGGGAGGCCGCTAGGTTCCTCTGGTAGGGTGACAGAAGGTCAGCTGAAACAGAACTCGTTGTTTCTTACTGCATCTAGGTCAAGAGAGCCTTTTGTTGGAATGGTGACTGGACTGTCTTCTGATCCAAAGACCATAGAAGGGTCATTTAGCTGCTGCCTGACTTCCTCCTCAAACTTACTGAAGAGACAATCGCCTGCGAACATATCGACAAAGGTACTTCTTACACCATCAGACAAGTCCCACACATCTCCAGAGATACTAAAGCTGTCATGGATCATAAAAAAGTCTTCGGCAGTGCCTGCGTCGAGCTGGTTGCATATGAAGTTCTGCATCAACGCAGAGTCTTGAGAGTGCACAAAATTGGGGGCAATTGCATTGCAGCTCTTAGCTACATC